GTGTCCGGGAAGCGACTCAAGCTTTTGACTGAGTCTCTACACCTTCATCCGTAACATCTTTAAGTTTATGTGCCTATGGACCTCTAGTGCACTGCCATCACCGGGGGTGTATTGGACTGGTTTTTCCACAATCCATTCATCCTGAGGAATTTTGGCTTTGTTACTAGGATGGTCCCACCACACGCTTATCTGTGCCTATTGTGTCAACCATGTTCTTAAGTAGTTGTGCCCGTGGGTGAGTAGATAACCACAACAATCCGATAAAGCATCTCGCAAGGATGTGAGTAATGGAGTGTATGTGCTACAGAGACCCACAACCTGAACCAAGAGAGACACAGTGAGGATTGTAAAGGGGGAACTCTTTGAAAGGGCATGTCCCGCAATTCCTACTGACTGACACCGGGGGTTGGTGTCGGTGGATTTTAGCAAATCCTGTTACTGGGTGATAGCCTTGTGCACTTCACTTGGTTCTTGTATAAGTGCTGTAATGCAAATGAATTCTTTAAATCTTGGTACTAAACATGGAAACGGATCTTATCTTTATTCCTCCCTCCCTAAGAGGGGAGAACATGATACTTGCGATTGTCCTTGTGAATCCCTGCATGTAATGACTTCGTGCGGGAGAAATTTTTCACATTTAACAACACATCAGTTGCAACGGTTGGGCAAGTATTATGAAAAATGGTTGAAAAGCTGTCAAGCTTTGCAATCCACGGTTGGTAATGCAACTGATGAACAATGGGATTGCCGGTGTCCAGACTGGCAATACCACATTGATACTAAATGTTCTAGATGGACATTTGGGGAATACTGTGATTGTCCGGAAGAAAGATTGCACGTGGAAACTTGTTGTGGTCAACGATTTGATTTTGATTATAAGCAAATAAAGAATTATTCTTACTGGTATCCAGAATGGACACCATTGCAGGAATATGCCCGGAATCAGATTGAAACAACTCAAGGAGCGAATGTCACTAAAATATATGGGAATAATGACATAGTAACTGCCAATGCTGGTGCCAATGGGTGGAGAGCTGTCGTTCCTGTTGCTGCTCCGGGTGGCAATGTTAGTTTAAGTAATTCCGGTAACCAATCTGGTCCAATACCTGGAGTTGCCATACCTACTGGTTCTGGTGTGGAGAGCAATAAGTCTGCTAAAGGTGCTGGAACTCCTGTTCCAACTAAATTTAAGCCCACCACGAATAGCGCTCGCACAGGAATGGATACCCTGAAGACGGTGAATGGGGTTATAACAGGAATTGGCACCACCGCTTCTAATGTTGCCCAAACAGCTTCATCATTACACAAATCATGGGGTTCCATGATGGACATTATGGATCCACTTTTGGATGATCCCAATATGGAGGAAGGATTTTCAATTTCAGATAGAGTCTCAGCCACTACTAGCGGAACTACAATTGTACAAACTCAGGACTCAATTCCAATTCGAACTGCTTACATGGGGGGTTCGTATGGGTTTACTCCATCAATGGATGTGCCAACATGTCCTGGTCCCGCCGTAGAAAGATTTAATAATGTGGCTGCTGGTGAATGGTCGGTGTCTGATTCACAGTGGAAAGAAATATACAGCAATGGTGTTTTAAAAGCTCTTTTGAGTACTGATACAGTGCCAGGTGTAAACTCTAGTACCGTTTTTACACGCACTTTGACTAATCATGTACTCTGGCGTGCAGCTTTTGATGTCCAACTGCAAGTGAATCCTTCTCAATTTCATCAGGGTTCTTTAGTTTTGTGTGCTATGCCAGCTGAAATTGATCCTATGCAGAATCCACATCAGGTATTTTCATATCCATATCAAATTTTAAATTTACGAACAGTAAATACTGCCCGTTTATCACTTCCCTTTATTTCGGTTACCCCAGTGGCAGACATTTATGAAGATCCCTGGAACATTTATGTTTTTGTTTTGACACCACTTGCTGCTGCTGCAAACACTCCTAATACACTTCCTTTTAATATTGTTGTTTCACCACGGCAAGTTGAATTTCAGGGTTTGAATTTCACTCAAGTCCCATTTGAACCTACTCAACACATTAAGGTGCGCAGAGTTCCTGCCTCAAATTCTTTTGGGAACAATGTACCTGGCCAAGAAGTAGAATTTGCTTCATTTGCCCCTCAAGCCCCGCCTTGTGATTGGGTCCCTGGGGAAGTTTATGATTATTTGGAAATGGCCCGTATACCAACAGTTGAAGGGAATTTAATAGAATGGTCGCAGGCAAAACCTACTGGGACACTATTGTCTACCTATGTGGTTCAACCCTATAAACCTGAATCAACCACCTATTTATCTTTGATTACTAGTAATTTTGCACAATATAGGGGACCAATTAACTTTTATTTTATGTTTACCGGTGCCCGACAACACTATGGCAAATTATTGGTGGCCTACAATCCTAATCCATTTGTTGCCCCCAGCACTATGGCTGAAGCCATGCAAGGTGTATATACTATTTGGGATGTGGGTTTGAACTCTACTCTTAAATTTACAGTACCATACATTAGCTCTATACCATGGAGACCCACACAAAGTGGGGTTACCTTATCAACTGGATTTGTGACCGTCTGGGTTTATAATGAGCTAATGGGTCCCTCTAATGTCACAAATACTGCAATGATTGTGCCTTTTGTTGGTGCTTCAGAATCTTACCAACTGCGGTTGCCTGTACTCCCCACTTATTCGTATATTAATCCCACTCCACAGGAAGATGTAAATGTTGAAAGCACTCAATCGGATACCTTAACAAATATGGAAACTGGCATGGCAGATGAGGGAGCCACCGCTCCTGAGGAAGTTGTAATTGGCTCATATGATCCTTTAATGGACACAAACATTGCTGCTTGGTTTTCCCAATATCGTTTAGGACCATGGGATTCAGCTATGCAGTGGACAGAAGTGAAGTCCAAGTATATTGGTGGAACTTACTATGCTTCAACCTTGGACTTAAGTTCCCAGTGGTTAACAGCTGGTCCGAATCAATTTTCTACCATGCTATCTTTATTTACATACTTCCGAGGTGACTTAAAGATTAAAATCACCACTATAACCCCGCCTGATGGCGCATGGGTTAGATTAGTACATGTTCCTGTTGGGGCTTCAGCAGTGTATGACTATGCACTCCTGGATTCATATCCTGAAATTACTTGGGTTCCTACAGCTACAGATCCAACAATTTGTGTTAGAATTCCATATAACTCACCGAATACAGTGATTTCACCACATGCATATACAACAAAGTCTGAATTACTTCCTTTATCTAGTTGGGGACAAATTGTTATAGTTTCTTCTACAAAATTTGACTGCACGTTTTCAACTGCAATTGATGGTTTCCGTGGATGGTGTCCTAGACCCTGTCCTAGACAACTACACCCTCAAACAAACACGCACGAGAGGGTGGAGAAAACTCAAATGTTACGTATGTTTTCTCCAGGTTTGTACAGTACCTGTGAAATGCTTAAACAGGAAAACACAGTTGGTAAAATGACAAAAACATTGGAAAATTTAAATTTTGTTTTGAGCAAAATTGATCACACTAAAGCAAGTGCGGTTTTGGATGCTGTACAGAAAGCGCCTGAGGTGTTTAATGACTTCACTGAAGAGGTGCGGCGTTTGGGGGATGTTCTAACTCCACAGAGGGTGGAAAAGTTTTTGAATAGTGTTGAATCTTTAACTACTTCAGTTCATGAGGGAGTTGCTATTGCCGGAGGCTTGGAATATCAGCTGAATAATTTTACAGAAATCTCTGGCTCAAATCCAATGGTAAAAATTTTGGTTAAAGCTGTTGGTTATATATTGATATTGACTTCAAATCCATCATTACAAACTCTGATTGGTGCTAGTATTTTAGCAGCCTCTGACTTTGCAGGAAATTTTTCCGCGGTCGCAGTTATACAATGGTTGTATGATAAATTTGGCTGGGAGTATGATGGGGATGAATGTATTGAAACAGGACAAAGCCTTAAACAATTGAATGAGCTGATAGCAACAACTCGTAATGTTAAATGGACTCTGGAACAAACATATGCTCTGGTTCAAAGTATACTAAACAAGATCCAGAATAAAGTTGAAAATGATCCAAGACATAAACTGGAATTGGCTCTGGAAGAAATAGAAACCATGCATATTGATTCTCTTAAAGTCCAGGACTTGGTGGATATTGATTGGGAACAAGTGGAGCAAAACATTAAAAGATGTCGTGAGCTAATAAAATTGGCTACAGATGCTAAGGATACCCTGACTTCCAGACAGTGTTATACAATAATGCAGAACTACATCAATGCCAAGGCTGAAGCAAAGAAGATTTCCACGGGAGTGCGAATTGAACCAGTGGTCGTATATCTGCATGGATTACCAGGTTGTGGTAAGTCTTTGATTTCCACGCTTTTGGCTGCTGCCATATGTAAACAAAAGAAATTGAATTACAGTCAGTCTGTATATACACCTCCTCCAAATTCTGAGTATATGGATGGATATGCTGGACAGTATGTCCATGTGATCGATGACATTGGTCAAGCTGCCGATGGCGAGGATTGGGCCCAATTTGTTAATATGGTTAGTCCAGTACCATTTTTGCCCAATATGGCTTTTCGTAAAGGAATTCCGTATACTTCAAGACTTATAATTGCTAGCTCTAATTTTAGTTCACCCAATGATTTAAAAGTTCGCTCTAAGGAAGCTTTGGAGCGGCGGCTCCACATTAAATGCCATGTGGAAGTGAAATCTGGATTTGAGTCAGTACGGGGGCGCATTAATGGACCCCTCGCAACAACCCCTTTAGAAGGTGAGTCCAAGTATTTTGAAAAGAATGCCCCAATAATAAATGGCACTGCTCTCCGTATATCAATGGGGAAACAGGAGCTGACTTTGGATGAGCTTGTTGAACACACTCTTAATGAACTTAATGTACGTGAGAATCGTACTCTTTCTTTACTCACTTTAATACCTGAAATGGGACAAAACCAAATTGTTGAGAAAACTCAGGTGAGAGTCATGCCATCCAAAATTCAAGCACTGGAAGTTCTAAGTAAGCTAGAGTTTTCAAACTCACTTAAGACTCTTAAACAACGTTTATCTTGTGGATGGAAGGTGGCTGCTGCTGCCTTAGTGGGGATTGCAACACTAGTTGGTTTGTGGCTGTATTCCACAAAACCTGCAGTTCAAGCTACTGAAGCTGCTTATGATCCCATGGCAATGAGAAAGAAAAAGAAGAATATACCATTGTCAACACCGTGTGTGACACCTGAAATGGCCGAGAAATTTCAGAACAATGAATGGCCACATGAAGTTTTTAATGCAATTGATAAATCCACTTATCCGATACTTTTTGAATCTGCAGATTTTTCATGTTCACAAACTTGTTTTGGAGTGATTGATGATATGTATGTAGTTAACTGGCATTCATGGTCAAGGACTACTTCATTTACTTTTAGAGGCCATGTTTATAAAACAAGTGAGATTTCTTCTTGGCATCCTCCAAATACTGATCTGGTTTATTTCCGGATTCCAGACCAAACAAAGACCCGTAATATGACGAGATTTTTTATTCCCTTACCTCCGTGTAGCAAAAATAAATTAAATTTGTTATCTAAGCGTTTTGAGGTCAAGGGTTGTGCTTTTGAACTGGATGTAGTAGCTACAAAAATTGTAACTGGTGTCGGGTATCAGAGAGTTCCGGTTAGGAAAATTGAAACCGATGGGGAAGTTAGTGCTGTTGTGGACTGTTTTTCATTCCTTGCCCCGACTTATCCTGGACTCTGTGGTAGTCCTACAGTGTTGATGGACCCTTCGGGGCCTAAGATACTGGGCATACATATTTCTGGTTTGCCAGGTAAAACTGGTACAGGAGAAACACTATGGAATACTTGGATTGAAGCTTTGCATATACTCAACCCTGAACAACATCAGGCAAAGGCAGAGTGTACTGGAGAAGCATACCCTCCTGCATATGTCCCCCGAGTTTCAGCATTGAAGCCTTCACCTTACTATGGAATGGTAACTCCTACAAAGATGCCTGCTGTATTGCGACAAAGTGATCCACGTCTTGGTGAGGGTGTGATACTCGACCAGGTAATATTTGGCAAATATACTACTGATTTTGATAAACAATGGCCATCACTTGCACCAGCCATGGACTTATACTTTTCTCGATTTGATTCTACTTTTCCTCAAATAAGTATGCATGAAGCAATAAATGGGATACCAGGATTGGATGGAATTGACATGAACCAGTCAGCTGGGTATCCATATGTCACAACTGGACGTAGTAGACGTTCTTTTTTCACCTTAGACGAAGATGGATACCATCCAACTATGGAATTAAAAAATGCAGTGATGGAAGTCCTTAACGGAAATTATGGTAAGTATATGACCTTCCTCAAAGATGAATTGCGTGATGTTACCAAAGTGGAAGCGGGGAAAACACGTATTGTGGACGCTGCTAATCTTCCGTCAATAATTGCAGGTAGAATGATTTTTGGATCTTTCTTTGCATATATGCACAAAAATGTTGGAATCAAGCATGGTTCTGCAGTGGGGTGCAATCCAGATTTCCATTGGACACAATTTTACTATGATTTTACTGATTCGGAAAACGTGTGGGACTTGGATTATAGCGCTTATGATTCTTCAATACCCTCTTTTGCTTTTCAGATGTTGGCAACACACTTAGATAGGTTGTGTCTTTCTCCTCATGCATATGATTATGTTATGCATTTAGCTTCTACTCAACACGTGTATGGTAATGTGGAAATGATTATTACTGGTGGTATGCCTTCTGGTTGTATTGGCACTTCAATATTTAATACCATTCTTAACAATTGTTTTGTTTTGTCTGCTCTGATTACTCATCCCGAATTTAACCCACTTAATTTCAAATGCTTGGCTTACGGTGATGATGTGATTTATTCCACACAACCAGATATTCATCCGTCATATATCAAGCAGTTTTATGATGAGAACACACCATTTAAGGTGACTCCTGCCGACAAAGATGGAATTTTTCCCGACCATTCATCAATCCACGATGTGATGTTTTTGAAAAGGTGGTTTTACCCTGACGGGATCCATCCCGGACTTGTTAGACCAATCATCCACCCTTCGGTTTATTACCAATCAGCCATGTGGATGAGGGACGGGGATATACAAGACACTTTGACTTCATTATCATATTTGGCTTTTCACGCCGGACCTAATAATTATGCAAAGTGGATTGCCACTTGCAAAACAAAATCTCAGGAACACTATTTCCTGCCGTGGTCATATCTTGATCACCGTTGGTGGCTTATGTGCCATACCGGCGAAATTTGGGATGCTCCCAAAGACTTCATTTGGTGAATTTGAAACAATTTGAACAATTTGGCCACATCCTGTGTGTAAATTCCCC